ACCTTGACCTTGACCTTGACCTTGACCTTGACCTCCTTTAACTAGGGGGGATACTCCCCCCTTAAACCCCCCTGGTATGTATTACACCTTTGAACATTTAAAATGCTAATTTTTATCAATGTGAGTGATTTTATAGATATACATTACAATAATATAATTTATCTTATATTATTATACCCAAATAAGAATATGCTCCTTCTCTAAACGATTCATACAGTGATATAATTTCGTATATTGAACATTTTCAATACTTTCATAGCGAGATTTTCCTATTAAATCAACAAGCAAATGAAAAATAGATGTATACAAATGTTTATTTTGTTTTCTTTCACGTAATATTTCTATTTTTTCACTATCCAAGATAACAAACCGATCATTGATTTGATACAATGAAGATGGGCTTAAAGATGAATACGTAATGCCTTGGTTTTCTAAATAATCTAGTTGAAAAATAATATCCTTTATAATATTTTCAATAGTGTGATAAGAAAGTGATGTTGAAAAAAGGTCAATATATTCTTTATCGCTCTTTAATAAAGAAGAAACCTGTTTTACGTCATAATCCAGTTTTGGGAAAAAAATGCGTAAATCCTTGTTCGTTAAATTCGGATCGACTAATTTTTCTTGTAAAGGTTCCTTATATTTTGGTAAAAACGAGACAGATTTACTATATTTGTCGTATTCTCTCGATAATGTGCTTTCAATATTGCCTAAAATAGTATAGCTCTGTTTGTTTCCTCCTTGTTGATCAAATGTTAATGGCAATGTATTATAACCATCAGGATACTTTTCTCTCCCTAATAAAGAAGTAGCTAAATGTAAATCACTTTCATCATTTTGTAATTCATTGGATCCTTGTAATGGAACATCTCCTTTATACACTTCCGGATCTTCAATAGGTTCATTTTTACCATAAGTACGAACATGATAATCTTGAAAATGAAAAATATTAAAAAAGGCACGATCATAAACAAAGGATATATTCACATGTTCTTGATTAGGTAATAAGAGAATATTGTTTTTCTTCGTTTCTTTTAATTCAGTCATATAAATAATAAATACATTTCTTATTTATATTTTCAATTAATTATAAACATTCAATTTCATTTAACATTTTCATCGATATATTTGGTAGTAGCGGATGAGCTTCCCATAAATATCTACAAAAAGCCCATTGATATTCAAAATCGTTTACAAAATGTTCTGTCATATTTTCACTAATATAGTCTTGCTGTTTTTTGGGTAATAAATAATGCAAGGTCTTGGGTAAAACATAACACAATTGTGTGCTTGCTGAAAACGGTTTATTGTTACTATCATTCGAATCAATAAATTCAATTTGTTGTCGCGGAACACATGAAATCAAATCCTTTAATAAAGGGGGATAATGATAATGATATTTCCATTTCCAATGCGGACAGCTATTTGTATAATATTTGAACACCCACTCCAAACCTTCTAGATAATTTTTGCAAACATCTTTTCTCACACAACCTTCTCCAAACAGACTATTATAATAGCGATTTTGCCAATATTTTTGACTCGGATCAATATACAATTCTGCGCCTCGATATAAAACGGGAACACTTTGTTCTAGAAAATCTTTATCCGATTGTGTATCCATCTGCCAATTACGTTTCCCCCATTTATCACGTGTATGCATTTCACCGGTGAAACGTTCATGTTCATACTTAGCTAGTTCATAAATAAATCGATAAATATTCTTCCAATGTAATGTTTTATTAACAATCAACCCTTCTGACTGATTACGAAAGAGTTTTCCATATGTATCAATCAAAGTATCCATCCCAGTTGTACGTAAATTAAGAGACGGAAAATGTGGTAAAAAATCGTTCCCTAGAAAAAAACAAATAAATATATAGTCATATATCCTGTCATAACCAGCATTTTGTATTTGCATTTCACTAAAAATTCCTTTAGCTAATTCCTGAATATCTAGAAAATGACATTTTTCATCTTCACTACTTTCAATTATTTTATTTCCAAATTCAGGGGTTTCTCTAAAAATAAAGAGATCATCAAAATAATGATAATGAAAGAGTGAAAGCATAATCAAATCAGAATCTAAACCATAAACCGCACCGCGTTTATTTTTCATAATATCTCCATGATCACGAATATATTGGAATAATTTATGTTCACCCTCTCCTGGTTCTAATGTGCTTGAAACAATAATTTCTTGCACATGAAAATGATTTTCAAGACCCTTAAAAGATTTGGTTATTTTCTGTGATAATTTTTTCATAAATAATGTTCCTGGTGTAATATTGGATGTTGTCCATTTAGTAGTATTTTTCGGTTGATTTTTATAACGACGAATACGTTGTTGTTCCATTTTTGCGAAAGGTGCAACCCCATCAAAAGCGATATAAACCAATTCAGTTGGCTTAATAAAATGAATGTATTCACCTATTATTTGAACAACCATTTCAATAATTTTCTTTTCTAATTTTTCATGATGTCCTTCTTCAAACAAATCGCCTTCTTCACTTTCTAGTTTTCGAACTGCATCATATATGATAGAATTACAATCCATAAACAAAAAAGAAAAAGGTTTACCAGAAATATAAGAATAATTTCGTATAATATGAGCATAATTTTTAATAATATACGAAAAATAGCTAGGAATGCCCATAAACTATAAAACTTATACATTTATATTTAAGTTGTTTACCAAAAAAATAAATGTATAGTATTAAAATATATAGCTTTACTATAAACAATGAAAACAAATAATAGTCAAAATTATATTATAAAAAATGATATCGACAATTCTGACGATAAAGATAAGAAATTGTTTATAGTAAAAAAGGGGAAGGAGGCAGAAACGATGATATTAGAAACATTTTTATTTTTGGAGCAAACTCGTAGTTACGAACTCTTTAGTAATCATTCCATTACACAATGCACAGATACATTGCATACACTCCACGAAAAAATACAAATCATTCTAATTAATCTAGAAAAGGAGGGAAATATTGAAAAATCGTTAGATGATATGCAATACATATACGATAAATTGGTTTCTATATTTACTACTTACGGGACATTACATATTTCCAAAATATTATTAGTATTATTTGGATCAAAATATAATAAATTTCAAAAGGAAGAACCAATTGAATTGGAAAGAGAAAAGTTGAAATTAATTGAAGAATATATTATACCCTATGGCTTTAAACAGTTAAATTGGTGTGCTCCACACAAAGACATAGGTTTTAAAAACAAAATAACAGATCAAATCATTAAAACCGAGGAACAAGTACAATTAGAATGTTTATTGCCAAATGGTTCATACACATCGTTGTTTCAAAACGTATATGGTCTACGAATCATTTTTCGCCACGATAGTCAAAAAAAGATGATTGCTTTAAATGGACTTATTAAGAACATTCCCTTACAATTTATTAAAAAGAATGAATATGTTAATTTTCGCGTCCAAGGAATCATTGATCAATATGAAAATGAAAAGGAAAGTATATTGTCGAAAGAAGTGTTTGAAAGATGGGTGGATGGACTTACTTTAAAGGATATATTAGTATACAGTGATGCTGATTTGTTAAAATTACAAAATAGCATTATGAACGATGTCAAATATATCAAAGTCAATTCAGTAGAAAGGATTATTAAACACTTTTTCGACATGGACCTCATATCTCGGCGTAAAATGCTCATGCATTTGATTCTATTTAATCATGAAAATGAAATTCAGTATGTTGCATATATGTTGTATGATCTCATTGGTTCCCAAGACAGTGCTGACGCAAGTGATAGTCAAGAACAGAAGAAATTATACGAAAGCTTGCCTTGGAAATTAAAACAATTTTTCAAAGAAACAATGATCAATACCATTGAATTTACACAAGAAGCATTATCATCCGGACAAGATAATCAGGCCACATTGGAACAAAAAGTCCTGCTTTTACGTGGAAACGATAAAATAAGAGAAAAAGCTCTAACAAAGTTAAAAGAAATCAAGGGTAAATCAGATGACCAAGCAACGAAATCGAAACAATATTTAGAAGGATTACTTAAAATACCATTTGGTAATTATAGAAAGGAACCTATTTTGAACAAATTGGACGAATTGAATGAAACATTTGAAACTGTAAAACACATTATCAACGTAACAGAAAAAGAAAAATATACGTTATTTGAAATATCAACTTACAACAATGAAGCAAAAGAATATGTGGAAAATAAATTTAACAAAGAGCTCTTGGAAAAACTCGAAAATATGAAAAAGAAAGATTTAGAAGTTCAACTGAAAAAGTTTAGCAATGAAGATTACAAGACTAAAGCAAAATCACTTTCCATTATTAAGAAAGCATTGAAAGAAAAACCCCAAAATGAATTACTTGATTTTTATAAAACGTTAGGTGAAAAAAGCATGTTATTGCCTTTGTATAACAATTCACTAACACTTACAAATAATATTATATCACTCGAAAACGACATGAAACAAGTCAGTAATTATTTGGACGATTCTATTTATGGACACGAGGATCCTAAAAATCAAATTCTCAAAATTGTAGGACAATGGATCAGTGGAGAACAAAAAGGATATTGTTTTGGCTTTGAAGGTTCCCCGGGTGTAGGTAAAACTTCTCTTGCTAAACGCGGATTATCAAATTGTTTACGTGATGAAAACGATGTGCCAAGACCCTTTTCGTTCATTGCTCTTGGAGGTTCATGTAACGGATCTACTTTAGAGGGACATAATTACACGTATGTTAATTCTACATGGGGTAAAATTGTAGATATATTGATGGAATCAAAATGCATGAATCCAATTATATACATCGATGAATTGGATAAAGTAAGTCGTACGGAGCAAGGTCGTGAAATTATTGGTATATTGACACATCTTATTGATACTACTCAAAACGATGAATTCCAAGACCGTTATTTTTCAGGTGTTCCGGTTGATCTTTCCAAAGTTTTATTCATTTTTTCATATAACGATCCTGCTTTAATTGACAGAATTTTATTAGATCGTATTCATAGGATCAAATTCGATAATTTGTCTTGGAAAGACAAACTGGTAATTGTTCATAAGTTTATGATGCCTGAATTAAACGAAAAAATGGGTTTTGAAAACACAGTTACTTTAAGTGAGGAAGTTATCAAACACATTATTGACACCTATACTATGGAACCAGGTGTTCGAAAATTAAAAGAAATATTGTTTGATCTTTTTGGTGAGATTAATTTAATGTTGCTGCATTATCAAAAATCCGAAGAAGAAATCGAACTTCCACTTGAAGTGAAAATCGAAGATTTAGGAACAAAATACTTAAAAAAATATCGAAAAATACATGAAACCAAGATACATAAAGAGCCAAGTGTCGGTACAATAAACGGTATGTGGGCAAATGCTCTTGGAAAAGGCGGTATTATACCGATTGAAGCTCGTATATTCCCTTCCCATACATTCCTGGATTTAAAGCTAACAGGTATGCAAGGTGATGTTATGAAAGAAAGTATGAATGTTGCAAAAACATTGGCTTGGTCATTAATAGAGAAAAAACAGCAAAAGAAATGGATCAAGGAATTCGAATCGACTAAAAACCAAGGTCTTCATGTCCATTGTCCTGAAGGAGCTGTTCCAAAAGACGGGCCTTCTGCTGGTGGTGCAATCACATTAGCATTATACAGTCTTTTGAGTGAAAAGAAAATACATAACGAACTTTCAATGACAGGTGAAATCAATTTGCAAGGAAGAATAACTGCAATTGGAGGACTTGAATCAAAGATTTTAGGAAGTATTCGTGCGGGAGTAAATACAGTATTATATCCAGTAGAAAACCAAGAGGATTTTGATGAATTTCACTCAAAATATAACGATGTTATGGATTTAACGAAATATAAATTTCATCCCGTTAATAATATTCAGGAAGCAATAAAATTAGCCATCATTAAATAATCATTGCTCGTATTTTTCTAATGGTATATTATTAGAATAATGCAATTGAATATAGTGAGTATATTTTATTTATTTTTCCGTTTAGCACCATTTATTATTGTTTCTTATTTTTCCTTGCAATCCATATTTAACCAGGACATGAAGGGACTTGTATTCTTAATTGGTCTATTGATTACAACGTTTTTAACGATTTTTATTGGTAATGTTTTGCCAAAAGGAAACAATGAAAATATGGTTCAAACAGATTACGCAAAAGCTATATGTAATCAACTTGTTTTAGGTTCAAATAGTCCCATTTCTACATTACCATTGTCTCAAACGGTTTACGGATTTACATTGGCATATTTAACGTATTTTATTTCTACGAACAATTTGGCTTCTCAAAACATCCCTACATTTATTATTTTCCCAATTTTGATTGTAGGTGATATCTTTTGGAGCAGTTCGAATGGTTGTTCGACAAATATTTTATTAATCACAGCATTAATTATTGCAGGTATATTAGGAACACTTTGGGCAATCATTATTGAAGGAACAAATATGCCTGGATTAGCATACTTTAGTGGTATTAGCAACAAGGAAGTATGTAATCGCCCGACGAAAAGTTTATACAGGTGTCGTGCAGTAAATAGTAAGAAAAGTGCCGTTTAAATAATATGATGTTTCGAATGTCATATTATTAGTTTGTTTTACGTCTTGTTGTTCTCTTTTTTTTTCGTTTATTTTTTGTTAGTTTACCTCCTGATGCGATTAGAGGTGAAATTGGAGATAAATTTGGAGGTAAAGATGAAAACTTGTCATTATTTTCTATAAAAAATTTCATAATATCATACACTTTCAAGGAATCAGATATGAATGGTACTTGAGCAAAAACATTTGCTATTTTAAAAACAGCTATTATTAACTTTTGATCTATAGAGCGTTGTTTGTAGTTAGTTATCAAGGATAACGATGGTCCAATAAGTTTAACTATATTTTTGTTGATGAATTCAAATTCATTTAGAATTCTCTTTCCTGCAGGTGAAAAAAGCATTGTTCTGATAATTTCTGGATTAGATGTACCTTGCGTAATTTTATATGCGCTATCAAAAGAATTTGTAGCCACTTGAGCACCAGTTAACGCATCACTAATACTAAATGACTTTCGTCTATTTGGATTATTTGGTTTAATTGATTCTATATTTACTAATAAATGACCAATAATTATTATAAAAACAATGTTGAAAACTATATTTCCTCCAGAGCCCCCATCTTGTGGTTCATCTTCAATAGTAGTATAATCACCTTCACCATTAAATATCATAATCTCTTCTGCAAATGCAATGATGATATTTATAGACGGTATCAATAATTCACAAAAATCTTTACCTAATTGTAAAGTCAATTCTTCTGATAAAGAACAATCTTCAAAAAACATTATTTATATTATTAAGATAAAATATACTAAACTATTCTATTATTGAACACCTTTCTAATAATTGACTTCCTGTTTCTGGTTGAATGATATGCAAAGCAAGCATATGTATAATACAAGCGCGTAAATATTGTAATTGTATCTTAGAATTAGGTTCATTTACAATATATTTTTCATTATAAATTGTTTTTTTGTTTGCATATTCATTCAAAATAAAAACCGCAATATTTATCATAGATATTCGATAATATATTCCACTACAATCATAAAAAAATGCGCGAATAAATGCCCATATAAATGTACTATAAACCATCGTTTTATCAAACCTTCTTATTAGTCCACCACTTTTTAAATAAGTCCAGTGCAAATTACTAGCAAAATACAAAAGAGCTACAATAATACTCAATATATATTCTTGTTTTCTATAACTAACAATACTTAACCTTAGTAAAAATAAATTGGTCAAATAAGCAAATCGACTATAATTGACTGGAATCACTGGATTTTGAAGAACCATATTATAAATAAATAGCATTTTTTATTTATATTGTTAAAAAATTGAATGAATTTATATATTGTATTTTGCTCAAAAAAAGCATTAACATGGACCTAACCTTATTCAATAAACTCCCTTGCGATGTCAAACACATTGTTAAAGAAATGTGTACAGAAGAAATATATTATATTGACGAAGTAAGAAAAAATTCCTTTGACGATATTCACAAGTTACTTAATATTATAATTACTGACAATGATTACGGGAAAAGTTGTATTGATCATCAATATAACTTACTAAAAATGTTTCAACATATTGTTAAGGATCTAGGTTATTTTGACAAAGAAAGAAATAATACAGAAACAAAGGGATTGGATGGTTATGGCAATATTATTACCTTACAATGGAAAAACAGATTTGATGAAAAATATTGGTTTGTAAATGACTATTATGTTAATGATAATGGAGATTGGATTTATAATCGAAACGGACGACCTAATCAATATCATATTGATTGCATAAGACTGAGGCAAGATTTTATAAATACACTCAACGTATTTGATATATGGTTTCAGAATAATTATCACGGAACGAATATTATGCATGCAACATTATTAAATAAAATTAACAAAATATATAAATACATATTTATGCATAATGAAATTTATAATTGAAAATGAACCATATTCCCCTTAAGCCAAATTTCTATATTTTTTGCAGTATCTTTTCGATGCAAATTATCAGTAATCAATCTAATTGAATAATGCCTTTTTTTATAATGATAAAGAAAGTCATTTATCACTTTTATAAAATCAGCTTTTTCATATTGACTTAATCCTGTTAATGGGAAAAATGAATACCTTTTTTTTTCATTTACATAGTTATGAAATTCCCATAACAAACGTTTCAATCCCATTTTAGTGGTTATGGTTTGAAAATTAATTTTCTTTAAATAAGCTGAAGCGTCTCTTGAACAATCTGGGCACGGTAAATTACTACAAAGTTGAATAATTAGATTTATCATAGGTCCACGTAGTTGTGAAAAAGAATCTTCATTTACTTTTTCAGCAAAACAATGTAAAAAGTACCAAGTTGGTTCTCCCCATAACATCGTTTTGGTTTTAGGTGCTGGGGTTTCTATTCGTTGAATTTTTTGCTCGGTTGTAATACTTCTGGGAGTAACATACATATTCATAGACATAGAAGCTGGTCGTTGATTTTTCATTTTATTTGTGTCAAAATTATTTGAATTTCCATAAGTTCTAACATGTTTAAAAATCATAACTATATATACTTATTATCTAAAAAAGAAAAAGATATAAATATTAATACACACTAATATTTAGATGAATAAAGAACAAATAATTGAGCAAATTAAAAAATGGATTCAATATGATAATGAGATCAAAACCCTACAAGATGAAATTAAAACACGAAAAAAAGCAAAAGAAGAAGTAAATCAAAATTTAATTGGTTTTATGAAACAACAAGATATTGATTCATTTAATATTAAAAATGGCTCTCTTGAATTCAAAACAACTACTACAAAAAAAGCGATTTCCAAAAAAATGCTTCAAGAACTGCTAAACAAATATTTTCAAGGAGATACAGAAAAAAGCAACGAGCTTCATCAATATATTCATGAAAATAGGGATTTAAATGTAAAAGAGAACATTGTTCGTAAAATAGACAAAACATAATTATACTAGTCCCAGTTCGGGAATAGTATAGTGATCACTATTGTTTTTTTCCCATTTCGCTATAATTCGTGGGTTTTCAATTTGTTTCATAATGTCTTCAGTATTGTATACATTGTAATATTTATCTAAATAATAAACAATACCTTTGATTTCCTCTGCAAATACCTGTACACTTTGATTATGTTGGACATCACTATCATCATTTTGAATTGTCCCATGAGGAGTTCCCTTTGAATGTGTTCCGCAAAATTCACATTCATCTTTTCTACGTCGAGTGCATTGCTCTCCATTTGCGCGTTTTGCAATACATCGATTTATTTCAGGAATGGAATTTTTCACTCGCTTACGTTTTTCAAAATCTTCTTTTGTCAATCCCAATTTAGGATATTCAAATACATATTGAACTAAATCTGAAACTTGTTCACGTGTTTCAAATTTCGTGCTTAATATTCTACTATGCAAATCATTTTTGAATGTTTGCATATACTCATTCACCTTACTATTCAATCGTTTTTCCATCTTGTTTACTTAAAACAAACTATTTATAACGACTCTATCAATTTTATACAAATGTACTAAAGAAAAAACATAAAGAATGTTGTATTTATTAATTTATTGTAACATACGACATGTGTGGTATATTTGGGCTACTTAATAACAATGCGAACGTTGATGTTCAACATATTATTAAATCTTTTGAAAAAGGAAGTCATCGAGGACCCGAATTTTCCATTTATAAAAAAGTCATGGTGAAAACTGATTTTGGTTTTCATAGACTTGCCATTAACGGTTTGGATGAAATATCACATCAGCCCATTATATTAGGTGATATTGTTCTCATTTGTAATGGCGAAATTTATAATTACAAGGAATTATACAAGATGATGAACATAACTCCTAAAACGAATTCTGATTGCGAAGTCATTATTCATTTATTCAAGAAATACGGAATAAAACAGACTCTTCAAATGATAGATGGCGTATTTGCTTTTTGTTTATTAGATATGAGATTGGATACTATTTCTAGTAATATATATTTTGCACGTGATCCGTATGGGGTAAGACCTTTGTACATTATGCATAGTGAAAAGAGTGATTCAAAAACACTACCCGACACCTGTGTAGCCAGTGAATTGAAAATGTTGACCGATATTTATAAATCAAAATATCAGTTGTGTGATGGCGATTATTTTATTGAACAATTTCGACCGGGAACATACACACATTATACTATGATCCATAAGGTATGTGCAAACTGGGAAATTGTTGAAAATTACATACCTTATCATGAAACTGGATTTACATCGTGTTCTTTATTGAATGATTCTATATCAGTGGATTCTGTTTACAAAAACATTCAACATTATTTAATAAATGCAGTAGAAAAACGATGTTTTACAACGGATCGTCCAATTGCTTGTCTTCTTTCTGGTGGATTAGACAGCAGTTTAATTACATCACTTGTAAATGAATATTGCAAAAAAAATAACATGAAAAACCTTGAAACATATAGCATCGGTATTGAAGGATCGGATGACTTGAAATACGCGAAAGTTGTAGCAGATTATTTGGGGACAAAACACACTGAAATCGTATTACAAGAAAAAGATTTTCTCGATTGTATACCCGATGTAATATACGACATTGAGAGTTACGACACAACAACCGTTCGAGCTAGTATTGGTAATTGGTTGATCGGAAAATACATTTCACAAAACAGCGACGCAAAAGTTATTTTTAATGGTGACGGTTCAGACGAGCTTACAGGTGGATACTTGTATGTTGGTTGTGCCGACGATGAAATTGAATATGATAAAGAATGTAGAAGATTGCTAAAGGATATTCATTCGTTCGATGTATTGCGTTCGGACAAATGTATTTCATCACACGGACTTGAACCAAGAACACCGTTTTTAGATAGAGAATGGGTGCAATTTTATTTGTCCATTCCTTTTCATATTCGCTGTAAACTTCGTTCAAAAGAATCCAGTTATACTGAAAAAGAGTTATTGCGCAATGCCTTTCATATTGATCATTTTAAAAACATAGAAGGAAAACAACTTCTTCCAACCGAAATTTTATATAGGCAAAAAGAGGCGTTTAGTGATGGGGTTTCAAAACAAACACGATCCTTATACGAAATTACACAAGAATATGCTAACAATTATATAAATACTCATATTATCAAGGAAATTAGTGACTTTTTACCAAATTCAGAAGATAATATTCCTTATATTGTTCGTATGCATCCTGCATTTAGTTTTTTAAACAATCATTTGTTACCGGACACTGCTGAAAAATTATATTATCGTTTTTTGTTTGAAAAATATTATAGTGGATTAGGAAAAATCATTCCGTATTTTTGGATGCCGAAATATGTAGAAACAAATGACGCAAGTGCAAGAACGCTCAAAATATATAAATAGTAAAACAAAATTGAAAAACAAAACTCATTTTGGGCATATTAATATAAAAATGACTTCCTTTTACGCAAAACGACAATTTCTAGATATGTTATCTTCTGGTAGTGATCCTATTTATAAGGATTATTATAATAAAAAAGTAATTTTATATAAAACTGAATTAATACCTTCTTCAAACAATAGTGATGACTATCATATAAGAAATAAAAAATACAATGGAGAATTACTGTGTATTTCAAATAAAAACATAGACGGTGAAGTTTCCATTAAAATAATCGATCCTATTCCTTCAAATCCTTATCATGTAACTGTCATTTCTGGACCGATTCATTATTTCAACATATTGTACGATAGAAGTGAAGAAACAAACTATTTATTTAAAATGGTTATATCAAAAAAAATGAAAAACGTATTGTATAGTGACGTATTATATTATATTTACTTGTTTTTGAAAAACGATTTTATAAAAATCCAATTGTAATGATTGGATTTATTTTCTCCATTCAACAGGTATTTCCTTTGTTCCGCCATTGTATTTTAAGGCATGACCCTCTTGTATCATCCATTCATTCATATTTCTACCTTTATACATAACATTTGCCAAAACACGTCCATATTTTTCCATACTTACATTTTCTAGAGTGACCATTTGTCCTAATATTTGTTCAGAAAGAGCCTCTTTAGCCTTTTTCGCTAGATTTTTTTCGGCTTCATAATGCGATTTCATTTCCGGAGTATCAATACCCAATAAACGTACGGAAAAGCGATATACATCACTTTTCGAGCCACCATTTTCTAATTTTGCAGCAATCGTTATTGTATCTCCGTCATACACTTTTATCACTCTTCCGTGATTAATCTTAGGAACAAATGGAATTGTATTTTCCCATGTTGCTTCCTGCAACTCAGCATCTACTACTCCAAACGCACAACAGCTATAAAACCAATTACAAAAATTCATCTTCTCTTATTGTAAAGACAGTAAAATAAAAAGTTGAAATTCAATTTTTTATTTTATTTTATTATTACTTAGGCTTTAAATAATGCGAATATTTTCTTGAAAACTTCTTGAATATCTACACAAGCTTCGCGTAAACACTTTTTTACACTGGTTTTATCGGCCTTTTTCTCAAAACCCATACGTAACTTACTGTCATTGTCGTGAGGGTGGAACTTCTTGAATCCACAGAAATTCAATATTTTGGTTCCTTCGTAAAATTTAGTATAAATCATATATTCCATGCATTTTCCCATAGTATAATCCTCGTTTTCCAATACAATGTCATAACAGTTTTCCATGGTGGTTTCACTCAAATGAATGGGGACCAAATCTGCGTCGAGGTTTTGAATAAAATCGATGAATTTATTTTGCAAAACAATACACGCTTTACGTATCAATTCGCGATTATCGTAAATACCTAATGTTTGTATCACGAAATCAAAACTGTTTTCTAAATAATGTCTTTGTGCGTCAAGCAAGAAGAAGTTCTGTTTTTGGAATTTGATTTCCTGGTTTGTTTGACCCTCGTCTTTTAGTTTTCGTTCTTGTGCATCCCATACTTGATTTGCCTTTGCCTGATCAGGAGTATTTCCATAAGAACATTTTGATACGACATTGAACATGCTGTTTTCCTTTGCAGTAGCCATACTAAAATCTGCAGTAAGTTTTAGTTCTTCTCCCTCTAAACCTTCTCCTAATTTGGGTCTTAGTCTAGCAAAATCTATGTAACATTGTGTATACGGATCTTTTGGGAAAAGATCGGGGAATAATATTTGTTGTTGATCACGACTTAGAATCTTATCGGCGTCTTTTTCCTTGATATGGAAATCTTCGGTTGTAATATAACGGACATTTTGGCTGTCGTTTTTCACATGTAGCGCTAATTGGTAATTACCAGGTAAAGCTTTGCCATCTTCATCGTCATGAAACTTTTTTGAGTGAATAGGTATCGAACTAAGTCGTTGTTTAATAATTTCATTGTGCAATCGTCCTGTATTTACATCGATTTGACATTGATTTGTTTCGTATGTTTCTGTGCGAATGGCTAACACTGGAATATCGGAAAGAAGTGTTCGACGAATTGCATTTGATAAACTTACGTGTAATCCTTGCAATGTAAAATTTAAAACGTCACCTTCTTCTGAAATTGAATGTAATCGTGGTTCCATAATTAACTATATACTGATCTTCTATTTATTTTGTTTTCCTAAATACTCTAATTGGTTCAATTTTGTGAAAGTTTTGGCGGAACATATTGAAAACAAAAGTCGTTGCATTTTTTACAATAATTACTGGTTGTTTCATAATGATTGCCATTTCGAATTAATTTATGTTTGCAATTTTCACAAAAAAATAATTTACATATGCAACATACTTGTTGATAATAATAAATATCATATTTATTGCAGCTTGTACAACATCGTAAATAATTAGTAATATATCTTAAGATGTGTTCATCAAACATCTTATTAGTAAAAATATATTACCTTTAATATTATATTTTTATTGTTTTTTCTAATTTATTTTTTAGCTGTTAGAAGCGGGCACAGGCACAGGCATCATTCCTTCCTTACTGTTTTCGTAAAACATCATACCTGCCAACAATACAAAAAGTAAAACTACAGGCAATAGCAAGACAAACCAAGCAACACCAGGAGCACCTGCGTTACAGATCAAATTCAATACCCAAGTCCAGAAGAGAATATAAATTGCCTTGATGACGAAAATCAAAGCTGTGCTGGAAACATTACAACTGTAAGAACCCAAGCAATATTTATCCATATTACCCATGTTTTGATACATCATTACCACAAGGGCAATCACAGAAACGACTAAATAAATGTACGAAGGGGTACACAAGTTACGCAATCCTTTAACGGCCATTTTTATATAATCCAATTAGATAAAAATGATTTAAGTATTTCAGGGTTAACATGATCTAGGAGTATAGCGATTATATGTTGCACATTGTGATCCTTGTGGACCATATGGTTCGTTGTTAGTATTCCAATAACAATTACCACTTGGAGTAGGAGCTGGAGTAGCGACACATGTTGACTTAGTAGTTATATTGCCACACGGAGGATCGCATTCTTCACTACTACTACTACTAACTCCTTCCTTAATCCCTTCCTTTCTGTTTTTGTAAAACATCATACCTGCCAAAATCACAATCAAAAGAATGACAGAAACGAGTAAATAAATATACGGAGCTCTGCATAAGTCACGCAATCCTTTAACGGCCATTTTTATATAATGCAATTAGATAAAAATGATTAAACTATAGTAGGCATTGTGGAATCTGTAGTCATTTGTGTTGAAGGGATGGGCTTTGACATCAACGTTTTTTCCATAAATTCAGTTCCAGCGGTAGTGCCTAATGCAATAGGCAAAGATGTATTACTTGTTGAGTTACCTGTAACAAAACTATAACTCAAAGGATTTAATGTGCCACCTTTTTGCTTGCGCTTTTTATAGGTATTTCTCTTTTTTCTTCTGTTTTGTTTTGTTTTCTTTTGTTTTTTACCTCCTACCATACATCCAGTTAAACGTGCGTCTAAAACAACACTAGGATCCTGAGGATTGTTTGATTGATCATTATAAGGATAAAAATTTCCATTTAAACCAGCAAAATTTACAGGTGCATTGAAAGACACTGCACCACCTTTTTGCTTACCTTTTAGAGACTTTTTAACTGTTTTCTTACCTTTATTTATTTGCTTTTTAGAACCTTTCATATATATATAACCACGTGAAAAAAGTATAATACAATTTTCTTTTTACAATTTTATTCTACATCTACATGAGTTAGCATATGTCTACGGCAACATACATTATTTAGGCCAAGTGAATCCAATACCTCACCTTCAGGTGTTTTGTCCATATTTTCTTTAGTCAAATACACAACTTCTTCTACATCTTGTCCTTTTTGAATTTTTATTTTTCGCACTTGATCTTGATAAAATCTGTATTTATTGGCCAATACAGTGCCGCATGTGAAACATTTTACTGGAATAATCATTATATATATTTGACACATATCTTTAAACACTTAATAATCAATTTTCTATTTAAGGAAAAATATCATTATATTTTATTAGTATGATATTTTGGGTAGTGTTTTTTCTTTTAGTCATATTGTTCTTTTTGTCTATAAGTCTCCAATTAACCAATACACTCAAATGGAATTCTTTATTTTCCCCTAAAACAAGTCATTATGTTCAGTTGTTTATTATTTTGGTTTTATGTGTGATTACAAGTATGCAATTTTATGTTAAAATACAGGAGGGTATGACTCCTGCCACAAATGAAGATTCAGCAGAACTAGATGATAATATGTTTGTAACCGATTATAGCATTTCTCCTGAAGGTATTGACAATAGCACAACACCAATACCAGCACCAAGCACAACTCCTGCACCCTATACATATGAATCAACAACACAACTCTTAAATTCTCCAAATGCAAGTGATCTAAGTAACATGACAAAACAACAGCTTACGGAATATTTAAATAAATTATACGATAATGGTGCCACTGGAACAGAATACGTAGATGCTCCGTCAGGTGCCCCCGGACAAGTATCCATTGATGCAATATACAACGAAATCCAAGAAAATGCTGCTTCAAAGGATTCCTCTTCTCCTGCAAACTTTGATCCATCTTTAGCGTTACTTGATTCTACAACAGATTCATTATACAATAAAAAAGAAGGGGGTTTAGGATATCTTCCTGATTATGGTACATTGATGTTAGCAAATAATATCGAAATGCAGCCAAAAAATATAAATGAAACAGATAATTTACCTGGTGGATTCTGTGAATATTACAAAAATTCTCCAATGTTAATTGAAAATCAATGCACAAAATTAGATGATAATGTATGTGCATCAACGCAATGTTGCACACTATTAAATGGAGAAAATGGAACGAAATGCGTAGCCGGAAACGAATATGGACCTACAAACAGATCTTATTATAGTAACACCATGTTAGGTGACATTGACTATTATTACTACAAAGGTAATTGTTATGGTGATTGCCCACCATCTTCTTAAAAATTGATAGGTTTAATTTAAAACGGTTTTAGTTAACTTATAAATTATGAATACAATTATTAAACGTTTTGATTTACCCTGTGATATTAAATACGTCATTTCAACATTTTGTTATAATGACGATGGCTATACATCTGATCAAATAAAAACCATTCAAACAATCAAGAAAAAAAACAGAAGACAGAGGTTCATGAAGCTAAGAATTAAACTAGAATTGGCAGAGTGGTATCGATGGAATGTAAGTGTAGGGTGGTTAAGAAGAACAGGAGCTTATGGTAAGAAACATCCTTCAAGTTGTTGGGGTGGCGGCACATTACACGAATCGCAGGAATTTCGCTTTTATAATCTTGAAAAAAAAATAAATGATCCAGAGAACGATTATATCGAAAAAAAAATACAAAAGGGTGACGCACGTAGGGTAGAAGACGAATTTTAATATTAACCAGTATTTATTTTATCTTAAATAATAACTGACATTATTATACTTTATCACTACAAACAAAAAAATTGATTTATATTGTATTTTCCATAACATACAAAATACAATCATGCCTGTTGAAAAGACGATCTTTATACCCAAAGTAAACGAAGAAGTCCATTTCATTATTGGAAAAAATGCACAGGAAAACTTCGAAATCATCGACCACTCAAAACCTAATGATTTATGGTTTCACATTGAAAACGCCCCTTCTTGTCACGTCATTGCAAAAATAAATGAATCATGGAATCGAAAACAAATTGCTTCGGTTGTAAAGCAAGGTGCTTTGTTATGCAAAATCAACTCTAAGTTTGCGTCTGTTCAAAATGTTCCCGTAATTTATACGAAAGTTCAGCATGTTGAAAAAACCAAAACAATTGGCTCCGTGGTTGTTACTAACGAAAAAAATACAATTGTATAAATGTACATGTTGTTGTATATATTTTTTATTTTAATCGACTTTTTCCTTTTTTTCTTTTCTTAGATCTTGCTTTGCTTTACAGTCTATATAAGAAAGCACCTTCGGTGGAATAACTGGTTCGTTGAGTGGTCCATCTACATAATGTTCCGATGCATTTTCTACAAAGCGATTAATATGTGCTTCCTCTTCTTCACTCACATAATAACTCCCACTCATGCTGTCTGGAAACATATCAATAAAACGCCCTCCTCCAATGGTATACTCGTCGGGAACATCTGGATCATCCCACGGAAATCCGTCATTGTCTTCCCATGATTGAAACAAATCTAAAATTTCTTGCTCAGGCATACCCCATTTTTTAGCCAGTTCGATGATTTCATCGTCGTATTCAAAGACTTCCTCCTCAAGAGGCTCAGTAATCGTATTGTCGTTCATTGGTTTAATATCGTATAGCATTGTGTTTTTCTTACTATTTATAGCAAATAGCCTTTCAATTTTTTATATATTTTATGTATATATGGACAAATTCATTTCTTATATTGGACATCATGGACCTTATATTTTATTTATAGTAAGTTTATTTTTAACTCTTTCTCAAAAGGCCTTATTTTTATATATTTTGATGGGTTATTTTGTGAATAGTTCGATTAATAATTCCTTTAAACAATATTTTCATCAGCAGCGTCCATCACCATTGTATACTCACATTACTTTATTTGGAGAAGAACAGAAAATGCCTGTCCAAGAACTTGGAAACAGAAAATACGGTATGCCTTCGGGACATAGTCAACAAGTATGGTTTTTCGTTACATTTATGTATTTGGCCTTAAAAAATATGTGGGTGAACATTTTGTTCTTTATAATTGCATGCATTACAAGTGTTCAGCGTGTTGTTTACAAAAATCACAGCACAAAACAAGTCATTGTAGGTGCTATATTTGGTATGGTGGTTGCTTATTTTTATCATCATGTATTTGTAGAATTTAATTAAGTTGTCAATGTATAACCTTTAGTTGTCTTTTTACGAACAAGCGAAAGATTTTTGTTATGTATTTCATCATGACAACTTTCACATACATTCATTAAATTTGCAACGTGATTTTTGTGAAACGTTCCTTTTTCATTTTGAATAAATCCTTTTTCATTTGCCTCTTGTTGATGTTGTAAATGATGAATTTCTTTTCCAATGTTTTTGTTACACAACTCGCATAACGTCGTTTTCACTTTCTTTGCATTATATTTTGTTTCACTTTGTTCCAAGGGCGATTGTGTTTCGGGAAAATATTTCGATCGTATAGTATAAGCCAAATCCATAAACTCTTCATCCAAATGTAGTGATTTACATACCTCTAAACCATACATTTTATCACCGGGTCCGTCCTTTAGTTTACGATCATAGACTAATGCATCGCTTACTCGATCATAATGGACCGACATATGCTTTAAAGCCAGTTTATCGAGAGATTCGATTTCATTATAATGAACTATTTCGTGAAAATGGGTTGCAAAAATGTGACTACTCTGTTTTTCATGCAGTTTTATTAATCCTGCCACAAAGATAGAAAGAGCGGATTCTGTTTCTGTTCCAGAACAAAGTTCGTCGCCCAGTATAAGGCTCCCTTCATCGGCCATTTTTAAAATCACTCTTAGTTCGGACATTTCAACAGCAAACGTAGACAACCCTTTAAACAAGTTATCATTGCCTAATATGCGTGAAAAAATAGAATAATAGGGCTTGTATACAAAAGAAGAGCACGGGACATATAATCCTGCTTGTGCCATGACGACTGAAATTCCAAGAGCACGAATAAGGCTTGTTTTGCCTACGGCGTTTGTTCCATATAGCAATATACCTGATGTTTTGTCATTACCCAGTGAAACATCATTCGGAACATAGATTTCGTTTGTTTGAATATGTTCAATAAGAACATGGCGTAAATCCTTTGCTTCTACAAAAGATCTTTCTTGTGTAGTATCTATCACCGGACAACAATAGTTATAAGTGTAGGCAATATACGCTTTATTCATTAACACATCTACTTTAGACAAATATTTTGCAATATTGTCCAAGAAAACATAATATTTCTTTTCCAAATTTTCCAATATTTCATAATAAACCACTAATATTTGTTTATTGATTTGTTCTTTTTGGTAGATCATTTCGTGGTTGATTTTATTGATAAAGGGGATGTCAATTTCTTCATTCGATCCTGCTCCTTTTTTCAGTTTGAGATCTTTCCAAAAGGTTTCGTTATTATTTTCCAAGATAGTGCTATTATTTTCCACGGATTTAACAATCGCTTCTTTTAAAATCAACCCCCTTTTTTTTGTTATTTGCAAACTTTTTCCCGATTTTTCAGTTAAATGGATTTTTACATATTCAATATCCCCTTTTCCATCGTATTCTTGGATAATTTCATTCAACTTTACATGAATTTTTAGAAAATCTTCTTCATTTTGATTATATTTTTCAACGAGATTGTCCAATGTTTCATTATTTCCCGGTTTTATAAAAATATGTTCAAAATTAAGTAAATTATGTATGTTTTGACAATGATCCAAATAAAAGAATTCATCAATATATTCCAAAATATCATTACATTGATGATTAATGCTTGGATAATTGGCATTTTCATAAAAATAGGATTGCAATTTTGGATCTCCTTCAAACAGATTATATATGTTTTGGCAGGTACGAAGGCTTTGTGTCAAATAATAAATAGAAGATGGATACAATCGTTTTACCGATAATTGACGACAAATCTTTTCAATATCTCGAATTTGACTTAAGAATTTACGAGCTTTGGCGACATTTTCAAATATAGCATTTTCTATGACATATTGAATGTGGTTATACTCATTTTGTAACCACGCTATATCGTTTGTCGGACATACTAATTGGTAATAAAACTGCCTTTTTCCCATTGCCGTGTTGCATTTATTCAAAAAAGAGTTCACGGAACTTAAATGACCGTTTTGTTTTCCTTGGTCATTATCAATAATATTTAATTGATTGAGTGTGTGATTCGCCAACAACACTGTGGTTGTTTTGTGGAATTCGGGTAATGATATATTTTTCACTAAATTGGGGTTGTGTTCCTGAATAAAATCCAAGAGAAAACAAAATGATTGTGTTGCTGTTGGAAAACTCTGAAATTCCGAACATATATTATACGCTTCTGGTCCAAAATAAT